CTCCCATATCTTCCACATCTCGCGCTTGATGACCGCCGCCACCTCCGAGGTGGGGTTCTGCATGTACTGCGCCTGCCAGAACCGTGGGTCCATGCCTGCGCGTTTGGCCTGAAGCTGCTCCAGGGGCCACTGCTCGGGCCACAGAGACTTTTCCTGCGGCGTATGCTCGTGCAGGATGGCCGGAAGCTCCACGATCTCCCATTTGTCGGCGTCGGGATTCTTGATCTGGTGGCTGATCAGCATGCCCGTGAGGTCCAACTGAGACCACCGGGTCATGATCACGATGATCGCACCCCCCGGCATCAAGCGTTGGAGAGGACCTGTCTGGAACCAACCCCATGCAGCGTCAAACGGCGTGCGTGTGCCCGCCTTAATATCCTGTTCTGAGTGCGGATCATCGATGACAAACAGGTCAGCGCCTCGACCTGCGATGCTACCGCCCACGCCTACGGCGTAATACTGGCCTCCGGCGCTCGTAGACCACTTACCTGACGCTTTTTGGTCCTCAGAGACCTCCGTGTCAGGAAAAATAGTGTTGTATTCGGGCGTTTCGATGAGGTTTCTAATGCGCCGACCGAAGTCTTCTGACAGAGACGACGTGTGCGTCCCCATGATGATCTTTTTATGGGGGAATTTGCCTAGAAAATAGGCAGGAAACAGGTAAGAACTGAACTCCGACTTACCCATACGAGGCGCGATGTTGATAATCACGCGCCTTTTGGCCCCAGAAATGACATCTTCGAAGATCTGCGCCAGTTTGCGGTGGTGAGCGCCTTCCTTAAAGCCTGGATATGTGTAATGCGCGAAACCGAGCAGGGTGTTCTGCGCAGCAGTAACGCGATGTCGGCGCTCTTTCTCTTCTAGGAGATCAAAAAGCTCCATTTTCTCCCGCACACTCATGGTGGGGAGCGCGGCCTGGATGGCCTGCGCCTGCTTGGGCGTCAGGAAATCAGGCAGCTTCATTGCTGAGCAGGGGAGTTACGTCCGTTGGGGTGGCATCGACCACGCCCATGAACCGCGCCAGCTTTTCTTTGAGCTTGTACTCAAGCTCCTGATCGGTAATGTCCGTCTTTTTGACCTCGACACGGTCGGTAAAGAGCGCCACCTCAGTGACTCGGCCCAGCAACTCCAAGGCACGCAGGCGTATCCGAGCATCAGGGTGTTCTACCTCTTCGAGAATCTTCGACACCGCGTAGCCACGAAGCTCCTTGGCCTGATTGACGAACTCCCAGTCATAGGCGGTAAGCATGCCGGTGAGGTGGCGCACCGCAGCGGGCGTCTTGAGCGCCAGCAGCGCTGCTTTTTGTTTGGGATCGGTGTCAGGCTTGACGAGCGACTGAAACGCGCTCTGAGCCAGCGAGGAGGCTGCTGCAGCGTCTGCCGTGTCGGCAGTGGGCGCTCCCAAAGACTCCAGCCAGTTTGCCGTCTCGTGCTGCGCGTCGATGAGCGCCTGGGGAGAAATCTTCTCCAGCGGTATGACGTTGTCTGTGTCACAGACAGGCGGCTCAAAATCAATCAGGTGGTCAAGCATTTCAAAGCGGGGCTTGCGTCCGAGTTTGGCGCAGTGTACAGTTGCATTTGTCTCCTTGCAAGTTTCTACTTGCTTTCTCCCTGAGGTGGTCGAAAGACCGCTTTGAGCGCCCCGTTAACCCCGGGGCGTTTTTTTGTATAGTAGTGTCAAGAGTTGGACAGAAAAAGCTAGAAATTTTTATGTAGTGGTGGGGGTGGGAGAAAAATAAATGGCGGAATTAAAACTCTAAAAAATTACGTATTATGGTTGGGGATTCGTGTTCACGTGACAACGTCCCCCTGCCTACCAAACCAGGGGGTGGGGGTATGGTAGGGGTCGCACCCTACGCCCCAAAACGACGTCATCGACGACGGCCTCAGAGGGGGGTTGAGGTATATATGAGAGGGTGTGATTTCGGGGCATAAGCCTACGGCACTCGCTCAAAGGGGACATCGATGTCCTCATTCACTTCAATGGAGTTTTGCTATGTCTGATATCAATCAAGCCCTTGCTGCCATCGATGCATTCGTGCTCACCTTGAACACTGCGACGAAAGTGTTCAGACAGTCAATGGTGGATGCGGGTTTCACCACTGCAGAAGACGCAAGGCCCGTCGTGATGCAATGGATCAGCAAGAAGTACGACATCGCCATCGTGGTGTCCACCAGCAATCGGAACAAGGGCCAGAACGTGCTGGACCGTGACAGCGCGGCCTTCACCAAGGCAGACAGGGCATTCAAGCGTCTCATGGACGATCTGACTGGCGACGCCGATGCCGAGGTATCGGCCAAGGCCGAGACTACCGATGCCAAGGAAGAGATCGAAGTCCCTGCCGATATCGCTGCGCTGGCTGCGCGACTGGTCAAGCTGTGCAACGAGTACAAGGGTGCCAAGCGTCTAGCTTCCCAGGCTGTGGCCGAGGCCTTCGCCAAGTGATCCAAAGAGGACCATGTGTCCTCTTTGCCGCTACGAGCGTAGCGGGCTGCGTTCGCGCAGCCCAGTGCGCTTGATGCTCCCGTCGGGAGCGGCGTACTTTTGGAGAGAGATCATGCGACTGCTCAACCACTTCATCCGTCTGCGTGCACTGCAGCAGCAGTGCTTCGAGCGCAACAAGCGTCGGTGGGCCAAGGCCCTCGGGCATGAACTGCGTGCCCTCGTGGAGGACAACCCCGAATTGCGCGACTACATGTGAGACCCAAAGAGGACAACCCGTCCTCATTCAACCTAAGGAGAGATCATGAACCTCATCAAAGAAGTCCGTGCTGCGTGGGTGCAGCGTGAGATCAAGCGCCTGCTCCCGCAGGCCAGCTACAAGCTGGAGCCCGTCGAGCAGCGCAGGAACCCCCTGCGTGCTGCCCGCAAGGCGGCGAAGAAGGCGTGACAACACGGGGGAGATTTCTCCCCCACTTCAAGGAGAAAGTTATGTATCTTGTCTACACCGAGATCCGCCCGCAGCAGTGGCGCTGTGTGCGCGTGACCGAGTCACTCGAAGTGGCAAAAGAATTGGCCCAGGCCAACACCACCTACGGCTACCCCAGCGTTGTCGAAGACGAAGTGGGGCGCACACTCTGGAGGCAAGCATGAGCAAGTCCTTCAAAGGAGAGGAGCGCCGCGCTGCGGCGCAGGCACACCGCGCACGCCGCACTGCGCGGCTTGATAAGTTTCTTGAATCACATGATTCAAGTCTTGAATCTACCACCAAGCGGGACAGGACACCACAATGTGGAACGATGGACGCAAACCCCAACCCTAAAGCCCGCGTGCCAGCATAGCGGTCACCTCAAAAGCCTTGGCGCGCAACCACTTGCTCTTATATATATATAAAAGAAGTAAAGTATATTTATATATATGTACAAGGCTTTATGCACATCTCTAATTGTCCATGTCTTTTTTCTTTTTTCTTTTTTCTTCCAGGCCTTTTGCCGTGTGTAAATTCATCTGGTCGAGCCGGCTAACGTACATGTCTTGGCATGACACCTCTTGCGCCGCAAGCGTTTTGCCCTTACCATACTGCTGGCCAAGAAACGGAATGCCTTGGATGTCGCTGGACGCAAACTGTCTAGCGCTTGACAACTGCCCACCCCAAAGAGGACACGAGGTCCTCATTCAACCCCGAAAGGAGAACGACCATGCCTGCGTACTACTACCTTCGTTGCGCTCAGTGCCAGCGGCGAAGGCGCGTCGATAAATTCTGGAAGTGGTTCCGAGGGCGCTACACCCTGCGTTCGATCTGTGTTGGCTGTGAGCCTAGCGAAAGGGGCGCGTGATGTTGACCGAACGTGTGTGCCCCGTGTGCGGGCAGTCCAAAGCGCTGCGCTTTTTCAGGCGGTGGCGTGGCAAAAAGAAAGTCCTCCACGCTGAGTGCAATGCGTGTGGGGAGAAGACGCTCTCGATGATGACGCCCTTGCAGCGGGACCTTGCACAGGAGCAGCGCCCAGGCATTTCGCCAGCGCTCATCAAGCGGCTCGACGCTCGGGATGTGGGTCTGCGTGCACAGCGTATCGCTGGTGCACAGCGGGCCATCCATGCAGGGCAGCGCAAGCGCTTGTGGAATCTGGCGTTGGGTACACGCTTGCGTGACGAGCGACGCTGGGCACAGCGCAGCCTCGACGCGTTGCCTTCCGATGCTGTGGGCTGGCCGGAGTTCTTCGAGGGGTACATCAGCGTGCTGCAGGACATGCTGCAGCAGTTCGTGCTGCGCTACAACCGCATGGGGTCTCCGGTGAGGCCGCCCATCGACGCGGTGGACCCGCTGACGTATGTGCGCTCCGGCACGATGGCCTCGTTGCGCCGTCTGTACTCGCGCTGTGTCCCGATACGGGGGCGGCGCATGTTCCGTGATCCTTGGTTTCTTTCTTGGGAGGACTGACCTGTGGCAATAAACAAAACTGACCTGCAGCGAGAGCTTGCCCACAAGCTGGGCTTGACTCGCACTGATGCGGACATGGGCGTGGAGCTTGTGCTTGAGACCATCAAGCAAGCGCTGCGCTCGGGTGATGAGGTGAAGATCAACGGCTTCGGCGTGTTCGAGGTGCGTGAGCGTGCCGCACGCATGGGGCGTAACCCACGGACCAACGAGCCCGTGCCCATACCTGCCACGCGCAGCGTGATGTTCCGTGCAGCAGACGCTCTGCTGCATCCTACGAAAGAGGACACACCGTCCTCATTGACTGACGAGGACAAAGCACTGCTGCTGGAGACCCGGCGCATCGTGCTGGGAGAGAGTAATGTCGAGTGAAGATATCAGCCTGTTGGCCGTATGCGTGGTAGCCGCGTTGCTACTGATGTTTGGTGTGATTTAAGGAGAGAGTGATGAGACTAGTACCTGTACCGCAAAGCCGCTTCTCAGCGGAAGTGTTTGTTCCCCGATTCGGCCCGGGAGGCGCGTGGGAGTTAGGCCGGTGCGTAGCCCCTGGCACGGGCACCGTCATGGGCGAGTGCGGTGCGTTCGTGAGCGACGATGGCACGGGCTACGCTGATCTGGACGGCGCTCCGTTCAAGGCGTATGTCTGCCGCCGCTGCGCCGAACACATTCTGAAGAGTGAGTAACCGGGGGAGAAATCTCCCCCACAACCGTGGGGGCTGCGGTCCAGCCCCGACCAGTGTCAACAAGGACAAGATGTCCTCATTCAAAGGAGTTATGCAATGTTTGATCTGAACGCTATTGTTTCCGCTGCCCTCAACGCTGCTGTTGCCGAGGCTATCAAGCCGCTCGTCGAGCGCATCGCTGCGCTTGAGA